TTACCTTTCACATATATTGTATATCCTGGATCAACTTCAACTGCTCCACTGGTATTCAAATCAATCTTAGCACCTTCAATAGCGATGTTATTAGCAGACTTAATGTTATATTGACCCGTTGTGTTGAAATATGTGTTACCACCATTTTCAATTCTCACATCTGTATTTGCATATGCAGAAATAAATCCTGTGTTGGCGTAGACATGAATATTACCTACTTCTGATTGTGAAACGATGTGCTGTCTAGTAAACAGATTATAACTATCCAAATACGCTTCTTGTCTGATAGACGAACTCTTCTGTGAGAAAATATCACCAGAGTTCATGTAAATACCACCACCGACATTCAATCTATAATCGCCATGCACATTCGTTGTCATTGTACCATCGACTGTTAGGTTACAATCAGATTCGACTTTGATATTAGACTTGCCTCTGATAGTAACTTCAGACGCACCCTTTATCAATACTTTGCCGTTTCTCTCAATGATTGTTACACCATCACCAACAATCTTATTTGTTTGTGTGCCAGTAGGTCCAACTTCAAAGTATGTGCCTTTTCTATGTCGAATATTTATTCTTTCAGATGCTGGTGTATCATCCATTTCAAAAATATGACCAGATTCTGTTTCTTGTACTTTATTATATGGATACTGAGCATTGTATGGTGGTCTAGGTTCAATACTATCCTTTGTAGCGTGTTGTGTTGCTACATGAGTTTTATCAATCTCCTCACCTCTTGCAAGTCTATTCACATCTGGATTGTACGCATCATCAGGTTTAGGATTTATATCACGCTTACCATTGTATCCCTGAGTAGAATTAGGAAATGTTGTAGGCATACCAGGCATAACACCAAGAAGCATTGGATGTTGAGCGTCAGCGCCATCAAGAAAGAAACCAAATACCCACGCACCTTCCATCGGTGGTTTGTAATTAATATCATAACTACCAATAACAGGTATCGCCCAAGGTAGAGTTTCTGTAGGCACATCTTCTTTGCTAGCTGGATGAATATCAAAGCAGCGAACACGAACACGACCCATCTTTCTTGGGTCTCTACGGTCTTCTACAACGCCCATAAACCATAGTAAATTTCTAAAGCCTCTTTCAGCCATTACACTACAATCCCTCTGCCGTCATATCTGCTACTGTTGAAACTCCAGAGTTATCTCCAAGAACCAAATCTTTAGATAATACTAATGTAGATTTATATACTCTATCAACTGGAATATTATGACTGATAGAGTTAATCAACCAGTAACCCGAAAGACTTCCGTTAAATTCAGTTGTTTGTATTTCTTCAAAATTAAATATATTCAATTTGATAATGTCTCCAGCAAAAATATCATTTCGACCATATATCTCTATTTCAACTGTTAGCTGGGAATGATAGTAAATATTTGATATTCTAGAAGAAATTATTTCTTTATATTTTTGATTAGGTCTTTCAGCATCTATGAAGACCATATGTGATTTTGGTATACCATCTGCTTCAAAGAAGTCTTGTCTAAATTTTTCAGTATGTGGAAATCTAATAGTCTTATCAGTATGTGTAAAATCTTGAACGTTGTCTTTGTAACTGTATGGATTAAATATAAATTGCTTATTCAAAATATCAACTTCAACAACATCAGTTATCATTGCTCCAGAAGCTATTTCTCTCATAGTGTTTAATCTATTTGTTATTTTAAAAGACAGCATATTATTCATAGACTTGTCTCTAGTAGAAATAGTATCTGCATGAATAGCAGGATCATATGTATATTCTTTTGCGTTTTCGCTACCATCTTTTATCATTTGTTCATGGGTTTTCATGTTGAACTTTTTTCGATTCTGATAGAAGTAATAGTTAGAACTTTTATTGGTCGCAGAATACGACCTTCGAGATAAGAACTCGATTGCTGCAACAGGGTTAAGAGATGGAATAACAATCGTCTGTACACCATCAGTATCTTCAATCTCAATCTCATTGTTTGAGTTTGGAAACCTTGTTTCATCAATCAAATATTCATCAAATATCAGTTCAATCATTTCCTTGATTGTTTTATCTTGATAACTTTTTTGAACATTTCTACTCATATTTAACAAATGATGTGTGGAAATAAACTTTAATGTGTAATACATATAGTTTTGCTGCTCGCCAGGAACAGCATCGCTCACACTATAAACAAAAAACTCTTGCGATATTTCGTTTTCAAAAAAATCAATATAAGTAATATTGAATAATTCTTCACCAATGATAGGGAAGTTATCAAGCAGCCCATTTGCTTCCAATATCTTCATTTGACCCATCAACGCTGAACCATTGATTGATTCAGTGAAGGATAAGTCTGAAATAAAGTTTGCTATGTTGATTGGTGGTTGACTTTGGCGTTCTTTTGCTGTTTTATCATAGTGAGATAAAGTAGCTAATTTGATATCGCAAAAACCAACGTCGAATCTATCTCTAGCCATTTAATAAACTTCTCAAATTTTCTAGGACTGTTTGAGCATATGAAGTATTAACGAGAATGATATTTCTTAATTCCTCATTCTCTTCCATTTCGTAATCAAAACGACGAACAGCAGTCCATTCACCGGCAACAAAATCACCGTCAACTGGCGGGACATTAACATTAAATGTCTGCGCTCTTATATATGAGTCTGGGCTAATCAGTATCGTCTCATCATCAGTCTTTTTCCAATGAACGATATTATCAGTTCTGGTTGTATCTTGACCCCATACGATAGCATCAGTGCCCGAAGGAAGTGCTTGACTCGCATACTTCTTTCTGAAATATTCAGTGAAGTTTTCGTATGTCTTTGGCCATTGAGTATATGGGTCAACAATGTCATTAGCAAAATACACTAACCAACTCATAGCAGGGTCATCATAGTAGAAGTCTGCAATGTCTTCTGCTTTCTCATCTTCTGTCACTGTATAGCGAAGAAAGGCGTATGGGTCATCCTGTGATAATCCATCCTTCAGAACTGTTTTAAGAGAGATGTTCTTTACAGACTTCTCAATCGTAAAACTGCCGTTAGCAAAAGCGTATTGTGTTTGTGGATAGTATCTAAAATATTTTGACATTATAATTCCACCTCGTCTACTTGATTGATAACTCCTGAACCAGTAGCAACCATATCCATATCCAAGTCATAATCTTCTCTTGTCCAGATTTGCATTTCTTGTAGCGTTAATTCAATCTTGACAACTGCTGGGTCGCCACCCTCTAAGAAAGCAAGTTCTCCACCGCCACCATAATCTACGTTGATGTTTGATACCATACAAGGCTTCATAACTAATGTATTTACACCAGCAATTATTGGTAGACATACATTAGGATACCCTAGAAACACTCTGCCCGACGAACCCGCTAAACTTTTGTAGTAAGGAAGAGAGTTTATTTTCAATTGTTTAATAATTGCATGTAGAGTGTTAGTTTCATCTCTAGTTCTTGGGGCCAAAGACCAGTTCCATGTATAGTTTTTTAGATTGACACCTTCAAAAGTTAATGCTGCGTATGGATTAAATGTTGTGCCAAGTCCAGCTTCAATACCCTGTTGCGCTCCCTGTAAACCAACCGCCGTAAGAAATTGTTTTGCCATACCCGCAGCAGCAGAACTAGCTATTGCTTGAGGGTTTAAGTTTTTAAGCGCTCGTTCAATGTTTCCTAATACATCATTTCCTGAAAAAGTTTGAGCAGCACGGGCTGTAAAGTTACCAGCACCTCCTAATTCTGTGCCGGCAACTTTTAAATTTGTGCTATCTAACATTTGTTCTGGTAGAGGCAGATATAGTGAATCTGTTATTTTAATTCCAGCATCCGTTCGAAGACCACCTCGTCCTCCAAGACTTCTATCACCATAAGAATATTCTTTAAAAAGAAGTAGGGTCCCAATCTCGTTCAAGTCAGAAGGAAACTGCAAGTTAGGAGTCGTATTAAATTTCTTTCTAGCATTTTTAACAGTAGCCGGTGTGCGAGGTACAGTAGATGGCATGTTCGAACCCTTATAAATACTTATTTACATCTATTTATAACGAAAACATTATGGCATACAAAGGAAAATTCAGGCCTTCGAACCCTCATAAATATAAGGGTGACCACACTAAGATTATTTATAGAAGTCTGTGGGAACTGAAGTTTATGAGAAAATGTGATGAGAACACTGGTATCGTTCAATGGTCGTCAGAAGAGATAATCGTGCCTTATCGTAGTTTGATTGACGGTAGAAAGCACAGATATTTCCCTGATTTTTGGATAAAAAAACTAAATAGTGATGTGGTACTCGTTGAGATTAAACCAATGAATCAGTCTGTACCACCACAGAAGAAGTCTAAGGTGACAAAGAGATATCTCGAAGAAGTGAAGACATGGGGCACAAACTTATCCAAGTGGCGTGCTGCCCAAGAATATTGTGATGATAGAGGTTGGACGTTTATGGTTCTAACCGAAAAAGGAGAGGCAAGAAGTTGGCGACAGTATTTGACGAACTCTTATTAAGAGGTGTGAAGAAGGGTCAAATCCCTGCTCGCACTCAAAACGCACGAGAGTGGTATCGTGATGCCGCTAGGCGTACAGGTGCGCTTCAACCAGCAAGACTTGTAAAGTCTGACCCAGAGCGTGGGCGCTCACAGATTCGTGTGGGTGATATGTATCTGTATCAATACGATCCAAAGTATAAGAAAACACTGCCTTACTATGATAGATTTCCTCTTGTGTTTCCTTTTAAGAAAGTTCCAAAAGGTTGGCTTGGTATCAACATGCACTATCTACCGCT